GTTTAAATCAGTGCAAAGTTTAGCAAACAAGAAACCATTCAAACCATCATTGATATTCAAATCGCAGTTGTACATCATATTAGTTTCTTCAGGGTTAGAAACGTGACCCCACCAATGAGGAACTCTGTATTGAAAAAAGTCTTGTAGATATACAGCTAAAGACCTATCTAACCAATTATCTATTACTTTCATTTAATTGACTTTATATTTTATTCAAGGTATTTGTCAATGTAGATAGATATGCAGCATCAATTTATATATAGCGGTCCGCTTTTATTAAGGATTAAGATATCTAAAAAAGATATTGAGTCTATTAAACAGCTTTTTGTTAAAGATAAAAAATTATCTCACAATAAACATCTTGCTAGTATTATTTCTACTCAATATAAAATTAAAAAAATTAGTCATCTTGTTAAAATATTAGAGTCTTATTTAAAAATATTTCAACGAGCCTACGAACACTGGTATAACAAAAAAATTTCTAAAATTATGTTAAAGGAATCTTGGGTAAATTTTATGAAAGCAGGAGAATGTAATCCACCCCATATACATTTAGGGTGTAATTTTTCTTCTGTTCTTTACACTGATGTTCCAAAAGAACTTGTAAAAGAAAATTCTAAATATGTTAACAACGGCACAAAACCAGGTGACATAACTTTTAATTTATATCCACATGTTGATGATCACATTACTGAATATTATTGTTTACCTGAAGCTGGTGATTTTTTTATTTTTCCCTCTAAATTAGTTCATTCTGTAAACACATTTAAAAGCAAAGGAGAACGTGTTAGTGTAGCCACTAATTTCGTAATAGAATAATGTCAAATATAAAAGCAATAGATATTTTTAAAACCACAGTTTGTTCACACTCTTTAACTTTAGACAACAAAGCGCTAATTAAATTTTGTGCTGCGCATGTTAAAAAAAATAAATCAAATCAATTAAGCAATAGTGGATATCAAAGTTTTGATCTTAATAAAAAAGATAAAACAGTAAAAGAAATAGTAAATTTTTTAGATAATGTTGTAGGGTTTATATCTAAAGATATTTATAAATTTGATAAAAAATTAAAAGTAGGAAACATTTGGTTTAATGTTAATAAACATAAAGATTATAATATAAGACACGATCATCCTAGTTCAGTTTTATCTGGAGTATTTTATGTAAAGTGCCCAAAAAATTCTGGTGACATCGTCTTTCAAAATCCTAAAAATTTAAATTGGGTTTTTAATGCAAAAAGAATTAAAATGTATAACGCTTACAACTCAACTAGCGTTTCATTACCTGCAACTGAAAACATGTTGTATATTTTTCCTTCGTGGTTAGAACATAGAGTCGACGAAAATTTATCAAAGTCCGAACGAATATCTTTTTCTTTTAACAGTGAGTTTGATTACTAAAATATCTGTAAACAGAGATATTAAATCTTTTAAAAAGGATTTAATTAATGAGTGTACAACAAATAGAATTGTTGACCCTACGGTAAATGGAGCTAATAATTATTTTTTAGACAGTAAACACACTGAAAATTTATATACAATGTTAATCAGAAAATGCACAAAACATTTGAATACTTTTACGATTAGTGATTATAATTTTAAATTGTGGTGTTATTATTCTGATAATAAATTTAATACAGGTAATTGGCACAATCATATAAATACCGCAACAATAAATGCAGTTTTATATTTAAAAGTTCCAAAAAATAACGGAGGAATAGATTTTAGATATAATCAAACTATATTTAATTATAAACCAAAATCTGGAGATTTAATTATATTCCCTGATTTTTTAGATCATTATCCATATCCTTCTTTTGATGAGCCTAGAATTAGTTTAAACTTAGAACTTAAATGTAATGAACATAGTAGAGAAATTTTCAAATTATCTAACTGATATACAATATCCAAAACAAAAAACATCTTGGAATATTGCAGGAACTTTAAAAGGTAAAAATAGTTTTTTTAAATATGATGTTAGAGAGATGCAACAGCTTTCTTCAGGCGAGTGGGCAAAGACCGGAGATACTAGCACTAAAGCTGAGAAGATGGTTTTTGAAGCAGAAAAAGATTGGTTAATTATAGACATAGAAGAATTACATAATTATTTAAAAATAACTAAACAAAGAATAGTTTATCTTGAGGAATTAAAAAACTTAGATTGGAACATGGTAATTAAAAAATGATTTTTATTGAAAAATTTATAGACAAAAAAATAGTTAAAAAAATTAATTATGTTTTAAATCAAAATAAAATTAATTACTTATCGTCTGTTGCAAATACACACAAGGGTCAACAAAGTGAAAATATAGTTCATTTATTTGACCAAGAATTATTTAAAAAATTTATACCTTTCAATTTTGGTGATAAAGTTTTTTATATTCACTATATTAAATATGAGAAAGGTGGTTATCAGTTACCACATAACCATGCAGGTCATGAAGATTATTCCTTTTTGTTGTATTTAAATCAAGGCACAGGAGATACTGTTTTTAAATTTAAAACTTTTACGTATACGATTAAACCTGATAAAGGTAAGTTTATATTTTTTAGCAGTCACATTCTTCACGAAGCAAAAGAAGTAAAGACAAAGAAAGAAATTTTAGTGGGGTCAATAAAAAATGTATAAAGATAAAGTTTGGATAGTAGATAATTTTTTATCAAAAAAAGAATGTAAAATGTTAATGAAATATCATAAAGATAATCAACATTTGATGTCTGAATGGTTCGGTACACATACCATCACCTTAGAAGAAAAACTTCCTGAAATAGCAGACAGATATAATAAACTTATGCCAGGTATCATTATTCATTGGTGGCAGATTGTAAAATGGCCAACCAACATAGGCCAAGATCTTCACTTTGATGTTGTTAAACATGACCTCAGTAAACAACCACCTCTGACTTCTATAACTTATTTAAATGATAATTATGAAGGTGGTCAAACAATGTTTGCAGATGGTTGCAGGTTTGCTCCCAAACAAGGCAGACTTGTAGTATTTGATGGTCAAGCTTATGAACACGGTGTTACTAAAGTAACAAAAGGAACTAGATATACTTTACCTTGTTGGTACAAACATGCATAAAGAAATTATTTTTTCTAAGAAAGAAGTTAAAATCATAAATAAATTTATTCTTAATAATGAAGATAAAATTAAAAATATAAGTCCTTCTATATACGGAAAGGATGATAATAGTCTAACTGGTAGGTATCATGTATATAATTTTTTTAATTCAAAGATTGGTAATTTATTACTTAAAAGAATAATACCTTTCTTAAGAAAAAATAATATTAATCCTCCCGCCTCTATCCAATGTTGGGCAAATGTATTTAGAAAAGGAGAAGGTATATCTAAACATATACATGAAGCAAAAGAAAATTCCGTTTCTACAAATTTTCCTGTAGCAAATATATTTTTAAAAGGAGATAATAAAATAGGAACAACTTACATTATAAATGGAAGAGAAAAAAACATTCCAAATGAGGTAGGAGAAATTGTTTTATTTACTTCTGATGTTGAACACTATGTTAGTAAGAATAAAACATCTGACCCAAGAATTAGTATGGCTTTAGATATTCATCCTAATGTTTTGGTTAGCGACAAAGAAAGGTTCTATCACTGGATATGAGAATTATAGACACATTTAAAATAGGTGTTTTAAAAGAAGACTCTTTTTTATCAAAAAAAGAATGTAAAGATGTTATAACAAAAATAGATAATTATAAATTTATAAGTCATCACGCTTTACAAGGAACATCTAAAACAACTTTTAACACTGAAAAAAATCAAATCTCAGATTATTTGTCCCCTCTTCAAGTTACTAAATTATTAGAAAAAACTAATCAATATTGTAAGTTGATTGGTCACCCTAGTGTATCTATTTCTAACGCTTGGGTTAATGTACAAAATAAAAACACTGTTTTAAAAAAACATGCGCATCCATTATCTGTAGTTTCTGGCGCTCTATTTTTGGAAGTAGATAAAAATAGTTCAGGGTTGTATTTTTCTAATCCGTTTAAAAATCACTATCAACCCATAGAAAGCTCTACCGAATATAGTTTTGACACTTACAGAATAAACCCAGTCTTAGGCACCTTAGTTATTTTTCCAAGCTGGTTAGAGCACTCCTCAAATGAAATACCAAATAATTCAAACAGAAGGATAGTGTTAAGTTTTAATACATATAAGATATAAAGAGCCTGTATAGAAAGACCAAATAGAGTATTGTATAATTTGGAATGCCTTTAAGTTTTGTAGATATAAGACCTGGATTTAACAAACAAATTACCCCTACAGCTGCTGAAGGGCAGTATATAGATGGGGATAACGTAAGATTTAGATATGGTCTTCCAGAAAAAATTGGTGGATGGGAACAACTTACCGCTAGTACTTTAGTAGGTGCTGCAAGAGCTCAACATCAATGGACCGATTTAGACGGTCGAAGATATGTGGTTATTGGCACACACAAAGCTTTGATACTTTATTACTCTGAGGCTTTTTACGATATCACACCATTGGATGCCGCAATCGCTGGAGCAACGTTTGACACGACAAGTGGTTCAACAACTGTAACAGTTAATTTAAATTCACATGGATTAGAGGTTGGTGATTTGTTTACGTTTACTATAACTTCAGCTCCTACAGGTTTTGTTGCAAGTAATTTTTCTGGGACTTTTCAGGTAGTTACTGTTCCAACAGTAAATAGTTTTACAATCACAATGCCTTTAACCTCTTCAGGGACAGCTTCTGCATCAGGCAGTGCTTCCATTAATCCTTACGTCAGACCAGGATCTTTAAATCAAACATTTGGTTTTGGATGGGGTACAGGTTTATGGAGTGGTAGTTTAGCTGGAGCGATATCCTCAACTTTAAACGGATCTTTAGCGGATGACGCTCAAGGAAATAATGGCTCAGCTACTAATATTACTTTAGTTGATGCTTCGTTGTTTCCAACGACTGGTGAAATTTTAGTTGGAGGTGAATTAATAACTTACACTGGGAAGTCTTCCAATGACCTTACAGGAATTACAAGGGGTGCAAATGGTTCCACAAGGTCTGCACACTCTAACGGTGCCATAGTAGAAGACACTGCTGGATTTATTGCATGGGGTGAGGCATCATCCGCCAGCACGGTAGTATTACCTTCAGCTGATTGGTCCTTAGATAATTTTGGTCAAAACTTAGTGGCTACTGTTTTGGATGGTAGAACTTTTACTTGGGAACCAATAAACACCAATTCAAACGCACCACAAACACGAGCCACGGTTGCAACTGGAAACCCAACCAAGTCTGTAATGACTATTGTGTCAGACCAAGACAGGCACTTATTTCATTTAGGCACTGAAACAACTGTTGGTGATCAAAACACGCAAGATAAAATGTTTATAAGATTTTCTGATCAAGAGGACATAACAGATTATAATCCAACCTCAACGAACACTGCAGGTACTTTCCAGTTAGACGATGGTACAGAGATTAGAGGAGCTGTAAAAGGAAAGGACTATATTTTTATTTTAACAGATACTGCAGCATACATATCACAATTTGTTGGGCCACCTTTTACATTTTCAATCAGAAAAGTAGGATCAAATTGTGGTTTGATTGGTAAGCATGCTTTAGTTTATGCTGATGGTGTTGTGTATTGGATGGCAGACTCTGGTGGATTTTTTGCTTATGATGGTACAGTTAAAAGTTTACCGTGCACTGTAGAAGATTTTGTATTCACAACAAACAACACAGGAGATCTAGGTATTGAGTTTGATCAAGCAAAAAAAGTATACGCTGGTTACAATACTTTGTTTGGTGAGGTAACTTGGTATTATCCAAAATCTGGATCAAACGTAATCGATAGAAATGTAACCTTTAATTATACTGAAAATGTTTGGACAACAGGTTCCCTTGCTAGAACAACATACTACGATGCACAATTATTTGATCACCCTTACGCAACTGAATATGATATAAGTGGCACTCCGAGTTTTCCCGTTATACAAGGTGTAACTAACGCTAATGGTGCAACAACCTTCTATGAACATGAAAAAGGAGTAGATCAAGTAAATACTGCAGGCACTACAGCAATTTTAGCAAATATTCAGTCTGGTGATTTTCAATTAGATTTACAAGGACAAGGTGAATTTTTTACAAAGATAAGAAGATTTATTCCAGACTTTAAAAGAATTACAGGTGATGCACAAGTGACTATTAATTTAAAAGATTTTCCTGTAGACACTGCAGCGTCCTCGCCTCTCGGTCCTTTTACTATATCTTCGTCCACACAAAAAGTAGACACAAGAGCTAGAGGTAGAGCAGCTAGTTTAAAAATTGAAAATACTGGTTCAGGCCAATCTTGGAGATATGGCACATTTCGAGCAGACGTACAACCTGATGGTAGAAGATAATGGCAAAAATTACAGCTTATATTCCAGAGCCTAAAGAAACTTATCAACCTGAAAATCAAAGACAAGTTTTGCAATCTTTAGATACGGTAAAACAACAATTAAATACTTCTTACCAACAAGATTTAAAAAATGAACAATCAACTTTTAACTGGTTTATATCATGACAATACAATATAAAAATGCAGGAATAAATTTAAGCACAACAGATACGACCACTGTTTTAACTTCACCCTCTTCAGCTAGATGTTTAATTAAACAAATACAAGTTGATAACGCATCTGCGTCACCAGTAAATTTATCTGTACAATTTACTGATAGTTCTTCGTCAACAACTTTTAGAATAAGAAACAAACAGATACCTGCAAATGAGGTAGTTGATATAATAAATCAAACATTAGTTTTAGAAGAGGGTGATGCACTTAAAATGACGGCAGGGACAGCAGGTGAATTACAAGGTGTGATAAGTTATGCTCAAATAGACAGGTCTCAAGAAAATGGCTAAGAAGAAACCTAAATTTGGTGTCAATAATTATACTAAAAGAACTCCAAAAAAAAGACCTGGTAGACATACAAAGAGATTGAACAAACACAAAAAAAAGAGTATGAAGAAACAACGCTATAAAGGACAAGGAAGGTAATATGGAAATAAGAAGAATACCAGCACACGCAGTAGAAAAGATCAAACATAAAAGAACTGGAAAAGAGTATAAAGACAAAGCAGAATTTGATGCAGACGTAGCTGATCCAAATACAGATACAACTGCAGCAGATTTTCAACAAGATCTTATAATTACTCCTGCTTCTATTGGTGGTAAAAGCGATACTAAATGAGTCCTCTAGGAGGCACTGAATTACAGTATCAGTTATTGTACAAATATGTAGATAATAGTTTATTAGATAACTTTCTAATAACCACGTCTGTGCCTGAAAAAATACCATTAAGTAAAGATAAGG